TTATCATACGAATATACGGCAATGGAAATAATCTCTTGAAAATCGTATTACTTGCTTTTCGAGGCGAATATTCCCCTCTATATCTACTACTTGCAAGGTTGTACCCGCTTCTATTTTGGGTGTATCTTTGGGAGCATAGACAGTAGCGGTACAATCAAAGATTTGACCATCTACTTTAGTTATCTTTTGCCCCGCTCCTGCTATCTCATCACGGCAAAAACCTATTTCTTTCCACTCAATAGGGTCAGTAGGATAGGTAGGTATGCCGTCCTCATTGATAGTAGGCTCTTGAGATGCTTTTATCTTTAATAGGTATGGGTATATTTTCATTTCCTTGCAGTATTTTAGAATAAGTGGGTAATATCTCTTACAGTGGCTTTTTCCTCTAATAAATTGACCCTACCTAACTGCTTACAAAGCAAATTGTAAAAGGCTGTAATAGCTGATTTATCGTAAGAAAAAGATAATCCACCCTCAGAAAAAGACACTGGACGCAATAAGAGTTCAGGAATGAGATTGTAGAAAAACATTTTTGTCTTTCGTTCGTTCTCCTCGTTGAACTCATCAGAAAGCCCCAAACCTACCCGTTGCATTTCCGCAATGAGTAGAGTTGTGGGGTATTCTACATTCCAGAGTTTAAGTTTTTCATCAATATACGCTTGTGCGGTCATTTTAGAACTTTGTTTTGATGATAAGTTTGCGTTTACTATCGTTCAATACAGGAGTAGCGAACGCTGTAGCTTTGGTAGATACTAATATAGGGTCTTGATGACCAAAAGTATTTACCAAAATAAAATTATCCTTAACAGATTTACTCATCACATCAGCAAAGCTCATTGTAAATTCAGGAGTGGTGGTATATTGAGTAGTACCCAACAACGCTGAAGTAGAGAATAAAACGTTACCCTCTTCCCAACCATTAGCTACAGTTATCTCTCCATTTTTACCCTCCACACTTACATAAGACTCCCATACTTTGATAATAGGCAATCCTCGTTCAACAAGTTCAGCATTAAGTTGTTCCAAACGTACATCAGGCAAAATGGTAGTAGTGTTGATAGGAACGCCTAACACAAAAGCACGTGTATTTTTGTTCTTCAATACCTGATTAAGAGTCGCACGGCTCATAGTAATAGTGGTATAACTATACCCTTTGCCTTTGGCTTCCTCTTGGTATTTTTCGATTTCTTCTACAGGATTTGCATCAGCTTCCGCCCATTTCTTTACAGCGTTTTGTGTTTTGACCTTGAAATCTACCGACACATTCACTACTCCACCATTATTGTTAGTGGTAGTTTTATATTTACCAGTAGAAACAAGTTGCTTAGCCATCCACTCCATACGAGCATTGACCCCATCTATACAGAATTGAGGGTCTTCGTATATCTTACGAATAAGCTGAGCTTTGATACCTGCATTCGTAGGATAAGTAGCTACTGAATTACGGAGTTGTTGAATAGTTAAAAGGTCTCTTTCATTCAAATCACGAGCGATTTCTATCTTTGGGATTTCCCCTTTGATGTTTTCTACAAAATCACGCCCTTTACGAGGTGCTTTTGAGCCAATCGCTACAATGTCCGCCATTATCTTAGCCCCATCAGCCCCCTCAATATTTGAATAAGTGAGGTTAGGATTGAACTCCAAAGGAAAATACTCACGATAACGTAAATCTCCTAATGGATAGGCTTGAATAATAGCATTCATATTAGCCTGAGAGAACTCAGGAATAATGTTGTTTGCATTAATATTCATATGCTTTTAATTTTTTAAAAGGTTATTAAATAAATGAGATACGAGGCAAAGCGGTACGTAGGAATGCCACGCCTGCCTTTTCTTTGTCGGGTAGAGCATCTTTACGTGCTGTTCCTGCCATTACGACCGCCACTAAAGGAATATCGTCAATAACCACATCGTGAGCGGTTAGCCCTAATGCTCCTGCGGTATTGGCTTGTGAAAGGTCTTCTTTTACAACCTTGAAAGAGCCTTCAGTATGAGGCATTACAAGCGTTCCTGCTGGAATAACGCCATCGGTAAAGCGTTCTTTAGCTGTGGTAGGGTCTATATGCACCCCGCCAGGATAGGTAACGTCCAACTGGTCAAATACGACTATTTGGCGACCTGCTTTTTCTGAAATTTTAACTTCATTCATAAGTGTTTACTCTTTTTTTAAATTATTGTTAATATACGCTTGTACATCAGCAGATACTCCGTTGTTATCCGTTCCTCCACCTAATACTGAACCTGATAGGTTGGAAAGCCCTGCATTTGCTTGAGTTTGCAAAAACGCTTGCTCATCAGCTTTTAGTTCGTTTACAAAGGCATTCATTTCTTCATCGTCTTTGAAAGTACGCCCTAAGTGGTGTTTGTAGAATGGTTCTGATACCCCCTGCGTTTTGAGTTGGTTTATGAAACGTTCCTTAGCGGTTTGTTGTTGCTTCTCTTCTTGAAAGGCTTGAACAGCCTTACCTTGATTAGTAACAGCTTCTAAAATGTTTTTTGCCCACTCTGGCATTTCATCAGGTTTTGGTTCTGTGGAGGGAGCAGGCGGGTTTTGAGGATTTGGATTAGATTTAGCCCTCTCTTGTTCGAGTTCTTTCTCTAATTTCTTGCGAGCTTCCTCAGCTTTTGTAAGGCTTGTGCGCCCTTTGTCTGCTACTGATTGCAATAGCTTGACTTCTTCCTCAACTCCTTTAACGGCATTTTCGATTTCCGTATCGTCTTTAACCGCATTTGCTAAACGAGTAGCAATTGCTTTTAAAACTGATTCCTCTAACCCCAAGTGCGCATACTTGGTTTTGAGTGATTGTAATAATTTATCTACCATAGATGTACAATATTTAATATATGCAAAGGTACACAAGGGCTTGATTATAAGTGTTATATTAGTTTGTTTAAAATTTGTTCTTTTTTTGTATTTTTTTTGTTTATATTTTTATAAAAGAAAAAAGCCCTCGTAAATGAGGGCTTACTTATTTACCTAAACAACTTAAATCTCCATAAGAGCAAAGCTAATACACCAATTATCAAGGCACTTATGATAAGTGCAATAGGTATTGTTTTGACTTCTTTTTGCACTTCCTTTTTATGCTCTGTATAAATATTTTTAGTCTCGGATTTTTGGTTTATCTTATTATCTATTACGAGAGTACTATCAGCCTGCTGTAGGCTCTTAGAATGGTTTTCTATGGTTTTAATTGTAACCTTTCCGCCCTGTACTCTTATGGTCTCGCTGTCTCCGTCTCGTGCACGATAATATATTACATCTTTAGCATTTCCTATACTATCCTTATCACTTTCAAGGGTTATTTCGTACAATTCAGATTGCTGTATCTCAAAAGTGCTTACCTTTTGGGCTTTTTCTATGTGTGTAGTGCTGTCTTTTAGCTCCTTTCTTTCGGTTTTTTGCTCTTCTCTGTGTTCAGTTTTGTTTACTTTTTTGCTCCTGCAAGAAGTAAGCAACATAAGGGCTAAGAGTAAATACAAAATCTTTCTCATACATAACTATTTTACTTTTTCAATTTCTTTAATGAGTTCTTTGAGGCTATTTGCATAGTTTGGAGCAGTGGCATAACCTGCCTTTGCTACCTCCTCAGCAAACTTGTATGGGTCTGCTTTGACCTCTAAAGCCTTTGCGTATCGCTTATTTCTGAAAAAGAAATTAGCGTGGTCTGTGAAACTCTCTTCAGGAGTATCGTATTTCATAAACCAATCTTTAACTTCATACTTGAATTTGCCATCTGTACGTTTGGTAATACTAATCACTTCAGGAAATCTATGTTTTTCGTTTGGAGAAGAAAGCACCTCTGTTGTTCTTAGGAGTTGCTTTTTCTCTTTGGGAGTGCTACTAACAAGGCTCTTAGGTACTTTTATGCCAAAGAAATTATTTCCTATAGGGCTTTTCCCCCAACCGCTCTCAAGTCCTGCTTGTGCAAGGATAAAGAGGTGAGAAATACCCGTCTTTCGTTCAGTATCCAATGCGTAGGGCTTGTAGGTTTTGATAAAATTAATCTGTGTTTGGTTCATCGTCTTCTGTTTTAGGATTACTTGTTTTTGTTCCGTTGATTTCATCAAAGAAATCTTTCAATTTACCCTCCCTTTCATAGTTATAGAGGGCTTTCATTATGAATTGAGGAGGAAACTTCCCATTTGTAAGAATAAATGCGTTCTTTAGGATTTTACTCACTGGATATAATAATGTAGTGAGTTGTACTACGCTTTTAAATATCTTACCCATTTCAGATTCATCAAGAGGAATACTGAGCAAGGATAAGGAAATATAAACAACAGCTATGATAAAGACCATTGTTGCGTTTTTGACAAGAGCGTCCTTGATGTCAAAAGTTCCCGCTTTAAAATGATACACTCCTCCTACCAAAGCATTGAGTAATAGTGCTGTACATATACCTGCATAAAAAAACTCGTTTTTGTCTTTCCATATAGAGAAATATGAGTACAGCATTAACAAAGGAATACTCTTGAAAAAGGCAATGAAGAAGTAATATATCCTATCCCTGAGATGTATCTTATCATCAAAGTAAAAAAGTAGTACTATAGGAGTTGCCCAAATAGCAATCCTCATTTTAGCTTTTAAAAACCATTGTAAAAGTTTATTCATAGATTTAGAATTAATTATTTAATCATTGTCCCCAAAACCACCATATACCCCTTACCTTGAGGTAGTCGAGGTTGTTTTGATTGTTATAGGCTTCCCTTTCAAAGATGATATTACGGTAAGCCTTATCCCAATTACGATAATGTAAATACTTGATAACAAAATCAAGGAAATACCAAACATAAAAAAAGAGTATCAGTAACTCCTTTTGTTGTCGCAAATGAATACGTTCGTGATTGATAAGCTCTTTATCGTACTTATCACTATCGTTACGAACGAATATGAAAGGATATAGGGTGATTGCCCTATACCCTTTTGGCACAAGAAACCTATTCTTCCGTATCATTGGATTTTGGTTTTTCGGTATTTTCTCCTTTGAGGATAGAAGTACAAGTCTCGTGAATGTGCTTTATCAAGTCAATATCCGATGGTTGGAAATTGTTGTTTTGCATATTGAAATCGTGCTTGGTTACTGTTCCTTGTAAATAGGAATAGCTCACATTTGCTCCTTGTACTTCTTCTTGTGCGGTGATACGCGTTGTTTTTTGAATGATTTGCATGATATATAAAATTTTTGAGTTATGTTAAATCATATGTTTTTTGTTTTGTAATATTGCCATCTCTGATAAATTTGATCGTTATTCCATTTGCTGATATTTCTAATTCTTTTATAGTTTGAGTATATACTCTATCTCCTATTCTTTCTGAATATACTGAAAAAAACTTCAAACCTTCATGTGTTAAACGGAAAGAACTTCCATTTTCTATATCTGTAAAAAAAGAACCTATACCATTTGAATCTACACCAATATTTCCTATCTTCCCGCTCTTCATGTCAACGTTTCCTGAAATATTAGCATTTTTAGCGTACAATGTGCCATCTTGTAGCACTCTAAAAGGAGCTTTGTTTCTATCTATATAATTACTACCAGCCCATAAGCGTACATCGTTATTAGCATATCCTACACCTGTAACACCCGCTTGAACTCCTAAACTATTTCCAAGTATCATAGTGCCAGTAGCCATAGCATTCCCTACTGTGTAAGTATCACTTAAGAAGTTGGTTTTATTGACTAATTTTGATACATTGGTATCTGTTTGTTGGCGGTTCTGTGTTTCAGCTTCTATAAGAGCTTTTGCGTTGTTGATAGCGTTCTGTAGGTCTGTTTGAATGTCAGCTACTTTGTTTTCAATATCTTCAGGAGCGGGAGACCAATTTACAAGGTTCGTGCTTTCAAATACTCCACAAGCGTAAAATAACCAGCTACCAGTTACTGAATTTAAGGCAAAATCTTCATTACCTATATCTGCCATATTTACTTTTACCCAATATATACACCAACCATTTCCTATTTCTTTCTTTTTTGTGTTTTTTTTAGGTATTCCACTTTCAACACAAAGAGCATTAAAACTTTTGCTCCATCTTCCGAAATTAAAATTACCATTAGATAAGTTCTTAGCTATTACTAAGAAAATCAAATCTTTATTATTAAAATTGTAAGGTACACTTTTAAATTTATATTGAAGTTCTCCACCTCCATTAAGTCTATCTTCCTTAACAACATTTCCTAAAAAATCATCTTTAAAATTGCTAACCTCCCCACTTACATAACTTGTAAATCTATCAGCTTTGAATTTAGAATTCAATAATAAATTCCTTCCTCCAATATTCAATTCATCTACTTTTTGTTGTGCAAAGGTTTTAGCTTCTTGAAGTTTCAATTGGAGTTGTTGTATTTGTCTTTGTTCTGCTTCTGTGATTTTGCCATCCGCTGTAGCAATAGCTTGTGCTTTGGTAAGTTCAGATTGGGTACGTGCGTATGCTTCAGTAGCGGTTTTAGCGGTTGATATTTGAGCTTCTAAATCTTCAGGAGCGGGAGTCCAATCTGTAGATTTATTGCCCTTTTCAATCTTTAACATCTCAAAATCACACTCATAAGGAACTTGCTTTGTATGTACAAAAAGTTTTTTATATGCTATTGCTAAAGTAAAAGGAATGCCATTATAAATCTCTAATGAGTCACCCCATCCAGTGTCCCAAAGAAAAAAGTGAGGTTCTGTTTTGTAGTTTTTAAATTTTAGAATGTAAGTTTCCCCAACTTCTAAATTTTGAGATAAATCATACCATTTAATCTCCCCATATACTGAAAAAGATTTGGATATTCTTGGTTTCGAATTTAAAACAAGGTTACGTCCACCAATCTGAATATTTTTAATGCTTGACTTCAATCTATTCTCCAATGAAAGCAAATCAGGATTAACAAGTTGCTTTATCTCGGTTTTGTTGCCATCTGTTATTTTGAGATTGGCTTTTATCCTGATTTCATTTGGTAAGAGTTCGATGTATTGCTCTCCGTTTCCTGATGTTATCTTGTCAGTTTTGATTTGTCCGCCAGTGATTTCAGTAAAGCCGTTTAGTTTAGCAATACCTCTCTCACTTTCGTATTCAGAATTGACAGTGGCGTATAGGAAATAATAAAAGCCAGCTTCTTGTTCTATATCTATTTTGTTTTCGGATAGAATAAACTCACCCGTTTCAGCGGTTTTTGAGGCTTTAATATAGAGGTAGTAGGTTTTAGCCTTATCGTCCAATCTACCTGATACGAAAGCAGGAATATTCCAATACTTATAGCTGTTAGCATCACGATTAGGAGTTATATCGCTACTTCCTAATGTAAAGTGTTTGAGCCATCCACTACCTGTATTGATTTGCTTGCTATTCTTGTCGAAATAGAGTGTGTGAGGAGTTTTTACTGGGTTTGTTTTTGAGACTACAAAATCAAATTGAGTAGATTTGTTACCTATGAGAGCCATCATGGTTTGTACAGTAGCAGGAACAATACTCTTGGTATATTCAGGAAAGGCTGCTTCTATCTGTTTAATAGTTTCTTGAGCATCACGCCAGCTTCTTTTGGTTAATGATTGTGTGCGCTTATTGAGTTCTCCAAAATATACTTCTTGGTTTTGGAGTTTGCGCATTTCAGAAACAAAAGAATGCCCTTGTACCTTGTTGGATAGCTCTATTTGTGGGCTATAGGGGTTATTTACATACTCTTTAAGCCCTACAATACGAATAGCCACGGGGGTACGTTGGAACTCGGTATCTGAAAAATTGATATAAGCCCCCATTTTGAGGCGTCCGCCTACATTAGCCCAGTTCTTTTTAGCCCATATTCCGTCCAAATCACCAGTGAAAGTGAATAGGTCTGCTCGGTTTTCATACAGATACTTGCACGCTTCCTTCATCATTTCCCAGCTGGCACCAGTTTTTGTGTTATCATCACAAATATAAGTGTTTGGCATTTGCATATTATAGACGGAATACTGGTCGCCTATGGCTGGCTTGAATATATCGTTGGGCATAGTAACGCCATCTTCCTCTTTGGGTACAAGTAGGAATCTCTTTTGTGCGTGGTCATACTTTGACACCTCAAACTCTCTACCTGATAACATACCGCTTTCAAAGTAGATAAGCATCTTTTCGCCTTTGATTTGTAGGTCTGAAAAGTTTAGTGCTTGAGGTATGGAAGTATCGGTAAAATCATAGAAGTGTTTGTCATGATCCACTTCAAAGACTTCTGTAATTGTACCTTTACGCTTAGGATATATATGAGACAAATCAAGGCTTTGCTCATTGATAAATCCGTTATTTTGCGCATTCTTGATAGCTATTGATAGCCCTTTGTCATCTGAAAGGAATGTTACCCCCTCATATATGTACTCTTGTGATTTAGGGAGTAATAATTCTTTGTTACCATACTTAGAGCGGTCAATATTACGGTCGCCTCCTTGTACATAGAGGCGAGTGATACGACTTTGTTCTGTGGTACGACTTACACCTGTCTTAAACCCTTTGCCCTTGCCATATTGTAGGGGTAGGGGATTGTCTTTAAAATACTCTACCTTACGCAAATGAATAGTTTTGCCTATAATCTCGTATTCAGTTTCAAAGGCTTTGGCTATCATATCCAATGCTTCGAGGCAGTTATTATGGTTGTAAGATACAAGTTTCTCAGAGGCTTCTATACAATTACCTACTTGCCACCCGCTATCTATCATATTAAGGCAATCTACCAATATCTGAATATGATAGTGAGGAGAGGCTGTGAAAGGAAATTTGAGGGTTTTATCGTTTGGATTACGAAACTTGTAATTCTTTAGATTTACACCCTCGCTGTCCATAGTGAGGGTGTATTCAAAGTGTCGTGTGTTGTGCTTCACCACTTTAGCGGGCTGATTGAGCGTATACCGCTCATTAGCAAACTCGCACCACGCACCAGTAGGAATATCGGTATAAGTAGGTAATGAAAAGTATAAAGTAAGCGTATGCTCCCCCATAATAGAGCGGTATCTGTAGCTCTCATCAGTAGGGAATATTTCTATATGTGTGCTGTTAAAATAGAGTTGCATAGTCTTTAGTTTAATCAAAGACAAAGGTACATTATAGAGAAATAATGTACCTTATTGTAGTTTGTCTATTTTTTGTATTTTCTTTGTATTTTTTTTACACTACCACTAATGAAATGGTAAATTCCACCCTCAAAGTATCTTTTGTAAGTAGCACCTCTTTTACATTAGCCTTTTGATAGATAGCCTTAAAGGTGCTACCAAAAGCATTAAAAGTACGTTCTCCTCTTTGAGATAGGTTGTATAATAACGCTTGATAGTGTTTCCAAAAATTCGTAATAGGTTGTTTCATATAACAATGTAATTCAAGGGTACATTCCTTAAAAACATTGTTGTGTTCTGCATATTTCACACCTGTAAAGGTCCTGCTAATGGTGGTTAGATGCTCTTTTACTTCGTAGCTCTTTAGTAGGCTGTTTTGGTTTTCCTCAAGCAAATAAATGCCATACTTAGATAGGTCTATATTATCAATAGTGAAACCTGAAGGGGGTAAAGTATCATTAGGAGCTTCATAAGTATAGCCTTGTAAGGGATTATCATTAGCAAAAGTAACTTCATAGGTGATATATCCTTGTTCTTCTTTAGCTTTTCTTACCCCTACAAATCGCAATTGGAAAGACTTACCCAACTCTTCAAAGTGAAAATCATTATAGGTTTGAGCAGATAGAAAGGATATAAAAGGGTCGTATTGGTTGCTTTTAGAAATAAAAGATAATGAAAATGAAATAGTATCAAGCTGAGGGCTATCAGTATCATATTCTTTGCCGTAATACTCAGCCCAATCGTTACTATCTAACTTTTTCAAAGGAGGAAAGCAAAATAAATCCTTGTAGTTGCTATCTAAAAGGTGGGTATGGTAAGTGGTTTGTATGTTGATGTTGTTTATTTTCATATTTTTGTTGCTATTTAAAAATATTGTTGTATATTTGCATCGTCGTAAAGGGTTTTATAAACTTTACGAGGTGAGGTACGTGGCTTCGTGCCACTATTGACCACACCCCCAGCACCTCAAAGATAATGCGCAATTATTTTTGAGGTGTCTTTTTTATATACTCTCTTATTCTGTTAAGGTTATATTCTTTTACTTGTTTGTTTGGAAATATAACGATTAATGTTTCTAATGTTTTATAGTGACCTTGAACGAGTTTTGACCTCAAAGCATAATACATTTGCCTATAACTGTTAGGAACTTTTGTAAGATGTAATATAACTTCATTTGCTTTTTGCCTACTCGCTTCTTTCATAGCGCTTTGAATAACATTCTTTCCATTGTCGCTTTCTCCAACCTTAATATCAGTGTATTTCCCAGTAATCAAATTGATAGCATCTGGGTTTTTAGCACCATCTTCAATAATTGGCAATAGTCGGTATTTCTTACCATTATCTGCTAAAACTTTTAATGTAGCTATATTCTTATTATATTCTTGTTTTGTTTGTTTCCCTTGGTTAAATATTTCTACAAGTCCTCCTGTTTTACTCTTATAATATTCAGAAAAGGTTATATCTTTATATCGCTTTCTTAAGACTATCGGAGCGCTTGTAGCTATTGAGGTGGCTTCTGCTATTTTTGAATTTTCCTCAATAAAATACGGCTTTGTTTTCCAATTCTTGAACCTATCTTTGTTATCAGTTACCCATTGCTTGTAATTACTTGGCACATCTCCAACGTAATTAGAGGAGCTTTCAGGGGGTAATTCTTCATCAGCTTTTAGCTCCTTTATTAGTTCTTCGTCTGTTTTGAGAATACTAATAATATGACACTTACAGCCTACGTGCCAACCGTGAAAGTGAAAGGATTTCGGATATTTGCCTTTGAGTTCATCGCACATATCATAGACTTTGTGCTGTGGGGATAGGCGTACTTCAAAACCTACTACATCGGGGTTTTGCTGTATGCGCAACCAATCGGCAGACTTATAAGCTACATTAATCTCATTACTGGCAAGGCGTAAAGCATTTTTGTAGGCACTTCGGTACACTCCTTGTCCAGTGTGATAATTTTGGGCATTCTTACTTAGTACAAGGTTGCCGTATTTGTCCCTTACTCTACGAAATAAAGATGTAGGATTATTTAGAAGATTACGTATTTCACGGCTTAGCTGGACAGCACTTTTGCCTTCTTCTAATGATACAGACAAAGCGAGCTCTATTTCTGTTTGGGCTTTCTTGGCAATATCCCATACACGATTGGAGACTGTGAAATCTTTAATCTTACGATTTTTAAAGGTTTCGAGGGCTTCAAGGTTCTGATACTTGGTTAGTCCTTCTCTTAGTAGGTGGTCCTGTTTGAGGTTAGCAAATGCCCATTCTTTGGTGATGCCTTGCTTTATGATTTGGTCTAATTGGTTGCTGAAGTTAGCCAATTCCTTTTCAAAGGCTTTACCTTTCTTGGTTTTTGAAAAAGCAAATAATGTACTTGCAATAAGCTCCTTGAAATCAGTTTT